TACTATCAAATAACGATATCGTTCAATCCGGTGTCCGCTATGCATTGGATAAAACGTAAATTCTTTGATTATGTCGATGATGAAACATTGGCTCACCACTCAACATACTTAACTAATCGCTTTATTGATGAGGCTTATCATAAACGGATGATGCGACGGAAAGAACAAGATCCGGACGGGTATAAGGTTTATGGTTTAGGTGAATGGGGCGAATTAGGTGGTTTAATACTAAATAACTATGAGATTTTAGATTTTAATACAAGCCCGGAAATGTTCGACTCAATGAACAGCGCACAAGATTTCGGCTTTAACCACGCGAACGTAATTTTAGAAGGTGGTTGGAAGGACGGTAATATTTACATTTGTCGTGAAATTTATGTTCACGAAATGGATACAACTGAGATTATCGAACTAGCAGAAGGTAAAATAAACAAAAAGAATCTAATGTATTGCGATAGTGCCGAGCCTGATCGAATTAAGATGTGGAAGAAGGCAGGTTATAGAGCGACGCCAGTAAAGAAAGAACCGAATAGCGTTAAAGCCCAAATCGATTACTTGAAGGGCGTTAAAATATATATCCATCCATCTTGTGTTAACACGATAAAAGAAATACAACAATGGAAATGGAAGAAAGATCCGCAAACAGGATTGTACTTAGATATTCCGGTCGAGTTCCAAGATGACGCCATGGCAACGTTGAGGTATTTCATTGAGGAAAAAAGACGTAACAAAGGAAAACTAAAAGCCGTTAACCGGATACTATAAGGGGGATTAAGAGTGAGTATATTTTACAAAGGTAATGATGTTTTAGATGCTAATATATTTTATAAATACGCTGAAAAGTTTGACAAACAAGGTGTGCAGTTACAAATTATCGAAGATGCAATACGTGATCACGGAATATTAAGAGCGCGAGCGTTAAACCGTTTTGGACGTTACAAACAAAGCAAGAACGAAACGCCAATCATGAATCGGGAATTTGAAGGAGAAGCAGCAAAGAAGATTAATAACAAATTAGCGAATGATTACTTTGGTGAAATTGTTGATACAAAAGTCGGTTATATGTTTGGTATCCCTGTTACGGTTGCATACGACAAGAAAGCGTCTGGACATAAAAATGTTATGGAGACAATCGAACGTTTTGAAAAGGTTAATAATTTCGATGATTTCAATGCAGAGCAAGGAAAATTTTCTTCGATATGCGGCTATGATGCTGCGATATGTTATTTTGACAAAGAAGGACAAGAAAGAGTCAAACGTGTTAACCCGTGGGAAGCTATTATCATATCAAAAACAGAGATAACAGAGCCGGAATATGGAATATTGTATTATGGAACGTGGGAAGAAAAGGCACGCATTGAAGTGTATACAGCTACTCATAAAATAATTTTCGAAGGCGAATCATTCGGGTTGACCGACTTAGTAGAAATTGAAAACAAGCCGCACGGATATCAACATTGCCCGTTATTCGGTGTACCAAACAACGCGGAACTACAAGGAGACGGCGATAAAGTATTTTCATTGATTGATGGTTTTGACAGAGCGTTAAGTGATATGAATAATGAGATTGAACAGTTTAGACTAGCTTATCTGTTATTCATCGGTTACGCGCCGGACGAAGAAACTATACAAAACATGATTAAAACAGGCGCTCTTTTCGTCCCTAGTTCTGCGGACGGTGAGGATATCCGATGGCTTATAAAAGATTTAAACCCGGCTTACATCGACAGTCATTTAGATCGTTTAGAGGCTAATATCACACGATTTGCGAAGCACGTTAACTTCACGGATGCGGCATTCGGTGGAGATATCACAGGACCGGCTATGAGATACAAACTATTTGCACTAGAAACAAAGAGTAAGTATTTCGAACGTAAACATGAGGCTGCATTGAGATATATGTTTAAAGTAATTGGATCAGCTTGGAATGTGAAAGCTATTCCGTTCGATCATACAATGATTGATATCAAGTACACGCGTAATATCCCTGTTAACTTGCTTGACGAAGCACAAACAGCAACCGCGTTAAGTGGTATTACATCAAAAGAAACCGCATTGAGTACATTATCAGTTGTGCCGGACGTCGAGAAGGAATTGGAATTGATCGCAAAAGAGCGTGAAGAAATGATTAATTTGGATGATCCAAACCTATTGATGGACAATCAAAATAATGACCCAAATGCAAATGACGCAAATGCAAATGATCCTGCTAACTTGAAGAAGAAAAAAGAAGAGGACAGAAATAACGGTGGTGGCCAGTAATGAGTTTTACCGATATTTTAAAACTAATCTTTAGAAGAATAGGGCAGTTGATTAAAGCGCATCAAAGGGAAGTGGCCCGACAATATGCTAAACTATTGATTGAACTTAGGAGAGATTTAGCTAAACAGTACGAACAGTACGAGAAGGACGGAAAGTTATCGCTAGAAGAAATGTTAAAACATGACCGATTAAGAAAGTTAGAACAACGCGTAGATCATAGGCTAAAAGTTCATTATAGCGATATGCACAAACAGTTAAACAAAGCATTAGGTGACATTTACAAAGAGGGTTATTATTTAACAGCTCATGCGGTGGAAACGTACACAAAAGTAAAGGTAGGCTATTCTGCTGTAACACCGGAAACGCTGCAAGCAATGATTGAAAACCCAGTTAATGGGCTAACACTCAAAAGAAACTTAGAGCGTAAAAGAGCTGCTATTGTGTACGATATACAGCAACAAGTAACAGCAGGGTTGCAAAACAATGAAACATATTCCACGATGTCGAAACGATTAAAAAACACGTTAGAAAATGACGCCGTAAAGGCTATGCGTGTTGTAAGGACAGAAGGTCATAGAGTACAAGAAAGCGCACCACATGATGCAGCGGTATACGCTACAAAAAACGGTGTTATCATGGCCAAACAATGGAACACGTTGGAGGATCAACGGGTGAGAAGAAGACCAAAGAACGCGGCGGATCATAAGCAATTAAACAATAAGAAAATAGCAATGGACAAGCTATTTGATGATGGATTAAGCAAAGGATTAGCACCAGGACAGATGGGCGCGGCAGGGTCAGATATAAATTGCCGTTGCTTTTTGACTTATTCCATCGAAAGGATAGAGCGTCCTCAACATGCAGAACTAGAAAACATGGAGTTTGAAGAGTGGAAAAAAGAACGTTTGAGAAGATAACACCGAGTTTATTCGGTGTTTTTCTTTTTGCAATTGTAAATATTTACTCTGTGCGGTTATAATAGAATTATAATTTATGAGGGGTTTGGACTATTAAACTATGCTTATAGGGGAATAAGCCAAAAAACTCAAAGGGAGAGATATACATGGGCATTGAAGCGTTGAAACAACAACTAGCAGATGGTAAGTTAACGAAAGAGCAATTCACCGGAGAATTAAAGAAGCTTTTAGATGCAGGTACTATCGACCAGACTGCGCATGATACAACGGTTGCAGAGGTAAACGCAGATGATAATAGTGGACAAGCATTAACAGCTGAACAAGTGCGAGTCATGATGGCAGAAGAAATCGCAAAGGCAAAACAAAGCGAGGGCGATCGTGTTCGCACTGAATACGCTGCAAAACTAAAAGCCGAACAGGAAGAAAACGAGCGCTTATTGAAAGAGAAAATGAGTGATGAGGAAAAAACGAAGTACGAGAGAGAGCAGTACGAAAAGAAATTAGCAGATCGAGAGGCGGCATTGAACGCCCGTGAAATCGAGTTGCATTTAGTGGACAAGTTGAGAGAGTTTGATATTGACTCAGATTTCCAACAATTTGCACCTAATTTTCAAACAAAAGAAGACGTTGCTGCGTTCGCCTCTTTAGTATCGAAATCGATAAAAGCAGGAGTCAAAAGGGACGTTGACGCTAGATTCAAAGAAGCAGGCAGCACACCACCACCAGGCGGAAAAGGTGGAACAGGTGGCGTGAAGAAATGGTCAGAAATGACTTTAACAGAACAAGGTAAAATGTTCGCAGAAAACCCGGAACAAGCACGAGTATTAGCGAAACAATCCGGTACACCATTAAAATATTAGGAGAGTGAAATAATATGGCAATCACACGTATTGCAGACGTTATTCAACCAACGGTCTTTACAAACTATGTAATCAATAAAACTATGGAAAAATCAGCACTTGTTCAATCCGGCATCATTGACAACAATGCCGAATTTGACGCATTAGCAAGTGGACCGAATACATTAGTAAATATGCCTTACTGGAATGATTTAACGGGTGATTCTGAGGTAATGAGCGATTCTGGCGCGTTAACACCGGACAAGATCGGTTCTAACAAAGACCAAGCCCGTAAACATGGACGTGCGCGTGCGTGGGGAGCAAACGGTTTATCTTCTTTATTATCTGGTGATGATCCAATGGG